AAATCGTTATTTAAGACAAAGAGCAATGTGGGCACTTGGCACATATCCGCAATATGATGTTATAAATGAAAATTGTGAGAGTTTTGTAAACTGGGTTTTCCAAAATAGAGGTATAGGTGAGTCTGCGCTTTGCGGAGGAATAACCTCCGTGAAACATAAATCAGATTATGTTAGTAGTCGCAATATAGATGAATTTTGGAATACACTACTTAATAAAGGAATAAAAGAAATTACGCAAATAAGAGAAACGGGCGTAGAAGAACAGTTTTTTTATTTTTCTGATAAAAATATTGCTAATTCTCAATCTAGATTTAGGACTTTTATAGCCGGGTTAGGTGCTGCTTTAGCGGCTAGATCTTTATTGGGACATGGCGGTAGACGAACAAGAAGCAATAGAAATGTAAATATAAGGTGCCGAACACGGAAAAATAATCGTTAATAATCAACAAATCCTTCAACGTGCCAATCATTTATAAAAACAGTCTTGATACGCCCGAGGAAACCATCCGCGCCACCACATACACGGAAATGTACGTGCGGCTCTAACTTTCCTTTCATCGGTACTGTGTAGGGTTGCGGCGGTCGAACCTTGAGAATAGCTAAGCCCGATTCATTCGCAACCGTCACACCCGCGTTCTCATACTTCAGATATGCCTGCTGCCAATTATTTACATTCTTCAAATGATCTGTAGCTGGTTCTGCCGCCCAGTACAGTACCTTAGATCCGGGAGCCACTTGGACCTGAACCTCCAGAGTCGCGCCCTGCGGAATATGAGTATCAAGAACGGAACACGGTACCAATGTCTCACCCAAAAACGGTAGATATGTGTCACGATTAAACATGATACAGAGCGCCGACACACCTACAAGCAAATAGATCGTGCGTGTAAGAGTGCTTCTACGCCCCGCGACAAATTCTACAGGATTTATGCCGACCGCGCCAATAACAAGCCAATTCAGCGCACCCACAATAATTAAAGCCATAGCAATTTTGTAAGCTAATTTCTGGTAATATACGAAGTTAGGATCTCCCTGCATTTCTATTACTAGGGATGAAAATTTGATTTCTGTATCTTAGCAAGCTCTAAGTAAATGAAATTTATATTTCTCTCTGGATTTTCAGGTTCGGGTAAAGATACTGTCGCCGATTTAATCGTTCACAACTTTAACTATGTAAAATATGCCTTTGCTCATCCCATCAAAGAGAATGTTTCAACTGCTCTTGCTATACCGACAGCCTGGTGCTCAGATCAAGAAAAAAAGGCAACATATATGACTGCAAAGGGTTTAACGTTGCGCGAACATATTATACAAGTGGCGGAAAGAGAGAGAGCTAGGGATCCTCAAGTCTGGGCTAAAAAAGTTGTTCAACAGATAAAGTATTCAATTAATAAAGATAAAATCGTGTTTTCGGATTGGCGGAATCTACATGAGCTCTTTTGTATACAAAAGTCTTTTCCAGATGCTGAGATTGTATGCGTGAGGATCAAGAGACAGGGACAACATATTTCGCCTGTGCCCGATATGACAGAATACAGTCTGCTCGGATTTCCGTTTCAGTATACAATTGAAAATATTACCGGCGATCGTGAGTATCTGGAAAAACAGTTAAAATCTATTGTCTAATAAAATGCCGAAGCCGTGTATGACTGATCGTTGGGGTAAGGGAAGTTGTGTGCCGAATCCTGAAAAAACTGCTAATACGAGAGAAACGGAGGATAAACTTAAGAAACTTATGGCGGAGCGTGATCGGTTAGACACAATGTTACAGGGTAACAACAACGAACTCGCAGTTATTAAGCATGTGCCTATTAAGTCCCCTGAACGTAAGTAGCCAATTATGAATCCATGTTCCGTGAGCTACAACAAGAACTGTTCCATCAGGATGCTCTTTTTGAATATCCTCTGTAAAACTTTGTAGATGTTCAAGAGACTTATCATATTCCTGGAAGAATGGATTTTCTATACCGATATTGTCTGTATTCCAATTGGGAGGACAATCTGCAATAACTATATCGCGTTCCAGGCGTTTATCACATGAATTTGATCCCTGTGGCTGCTCTATGGCACGATCATCTACAATCACAGGTAGATTGAGAGAATCAGGATATGCGCCGAGAAGAGTCGCACGTGCTCGTCTTAGAGGTGAACAGTAAATCGCCTCAAATACATAAGGCTTTAGTGTTTCTTCAGCTTCTGCCGCTTGTTTGATGCCGTTTTCGGTTAGTTCCGCATCAATATAGATTGGATGAGTCCATTGCTCCTTTCCACCTATCTTGAAGAAATCTACATTGTGTGTGCCTTCAGCGTGACGCATAAGAACAAAAGTTGTAGGCATTTTATTTGTTAATTTTTCTATGAAATAGAATTCAAATTTACCTAGTAGAACAAATGTTAGCGCCGCTTCTCATTTTAGTCTCGTTTTTTGGTCTTGCTACAGCCGAATATGGCTGTTCTTCCTTTGCGCAACTCACTCACACATCATCAGGATGTCCTGCAAATCAAGGAAATCCCGATTGCTCGTTTATTCAGGCGAATGCCGCGCAATTCTGCTCCACGACCGCAACAAGCTGGGAAATTATCAATGGACCGAATTGTAATCTGCGGGGAGCGAGTTATGGCTGTATTTATGCCGCTGGACTTTATTCTACGACAGACCAATTCTGTTGCCCTCTCATTGTTACTGGTGGTGCTCCAAGTGCAAGTGCAAGTGCATCTGCAACGGTCACAGCCGATGCGACCGTTACCACAACCAAAACCGCAAGTGGCAGTGCTAGCGCAAGTGGCAGTGCTAGCGCTAGTGGCACTGCTAGCGCTAGTGCCAGTCATAGTGTAACAGGCACAACCGACGCGACTGTGAGTCCGACTGCAAGTGCATTGTCTTCTTCTTCTGCTCTTACGACAGCGACAGCAACCTCAACTCCAACATTGATACTCCTCCTCACAAACTACACGAATACAACTAATATCACAGCTACATCTAAAACTGTAGACAAAGGTCTCTCTGAAGGGGACAAAATTGGCGTCGGCGTCGGCATTAGTATGAGTATTATTGCATTCATAGGCTGCTGTTATTTTGGATGTATTATTACTCGCAGACCCAAAAAATCAAAAGAAACAGAAAAGATACATCGTCGCCCCTCACAAGTTGAACGCCGTCCATCACGCCGCGGCTCCCAACTAGAAATCAAAGCCGCCACAACACCCAAACCCGAGTCAAAAGTATAAGCTGTAAGTAGATGTCGCAAACCGCCGAAAGAAAAGATATGAATTATTCTCATTATACAATGAAATATTTACATTCTTACTTTATTATACTTATTATCTCTTACTTACTGGCTGTTTTTCTAATCTACCCCAAGTACGGTCTTCTATCGATCGCCTTACAAATAACAGCGCTCAACTTCTATGTCTATGGAATTCATCGTTTAATGCACAACTTACCTAGCGGGTTGCTAAATTATCATATGTACTCGCATCACGACAAGAATCTTGGACTTCCAAGACCCTTAGAATTGTTTTGCGAGTTTTTCTGCGACCTGTCTTGGTTTGCTCTACTTGCGTTGGCGCAGTATGCGCTCAAGCTTGACCTCATTTCGAACACGTTAATTGCGTTCATTGGACTCTGGTACTCATCCGTCCACGTTCTCAATCTATCGCTCGGCGATTCCAAAGAACATAAGATTCACCATGTAGAAAAAGACTATAATTACGGACCGCCCTATATTGATATTTTGTTCGGAACTCTGAAAACAGAAGAAAACAACGACGAAAATGATAAAATCAAAAATGGCGTTATTATCTTTTTTCTCCTCAAATTACTTCAAACTCAGACGAAACTTATTTCCTGAACTCTTATTCTGGTAAAAAAGCAAAAATATCTTTAGGAAAGACAAGACAATTCCAGTTGATAAGATATAACTCTCATAGTGTGTTGTTTCACTACATTTATCTACCTGCTGAAAAATCGCGCACGCACTCTGGCTAAATGACGGGAACATATCACCATTAATATTTTCATAGTTTGAAAATATACAACCGTGAAACCGATTACACACTTCCAGTAAAATGAAGAGCGCAATCGTTACAAGCAAAAGCGTGTAGGGATTTGTAGAAAATAGAATAGCATAACAATAAACAAAACCCATGATAAGATGTATGATATAGAATCCAATTGATAGAAGACGCATAAGAAGTGGCTTTGACTGACTTTGATTTGCTGTGTTTTGTATAGCCTCTAGAAGTGATGGATAGACGATAACCGTGCTCATTCTACTTTCATATTTCATTTAAAATATATAAATAAAGAAAGATGTTTAGTCGAAGCACAGTAATCTATTTATTTCTTGTGCTTAGTGTTATTACACTTCTTCTCTCTCATACTGTTCAAACAACATATAGTGACATTGTTCCACACAGTAGTTTTGAAATGGTTAATTGGATTGCTTTCTTTATTTTGATCATTACAGCATTCCCGCCAATCCGCAAGTATATTTTACGGGGTTAATCATCAATGGTCGGAGATATAGAGTAGTGGCGGAAGAACAAACAGTTTATCGTAACCACGCGCAATCATAGCCGCGTGAAACGGTACATGTTCGCACAAAACGGGGAAATTGTACCCAGAACAGTTTCTGTAGAAGAGTTCCTTATCAAAAAGATAAATGCCTTGGCTGGCGCCCTGTATGTGTGTTGTTGGCTTCTCCTTGACTTTCTTGACATAGAGATGATCTGGATTTTCCTTCATAATCCTTTGATTCAGTATATGTAAATCCTGTGTTGGTATTGCGCTGTATCGTAAGCCACGTATACAACTACTCTTATAAATACCGAGTCCACCGAATGCCGATAACACTGGTATCGGCTGCGCATCGAAAGGAATTTGTACTATAACACTCTTGTACTTGAAGTCAAAGATCTCCTCCCCCAGCAGCTCAGCACCAAATGGATGCTGTGTATCCCGATAGGCATACGCATCATAATATTTCATATTTCCAGAGAGTCCGTTGGCGAAAAAGGCGTGTGCTCCCTGGGGAAATGACCGGCAAAGAGAGACGAGGCAATCTAGAGGAAACGCTGTGGGGATGTCCGGATCGATGAAAATGGTCAAATCGTCTTCCCCGACACCCATCCCCCAAGACTCCATCCATTCCATAAGTTTATTCCGAGCCGTCGAAATGGATTCCATCCGGCAAGGTAAATTGTCATAGGTTCGTGCATATCCTTGTTCTAAGAGAAACTCCTTAGAAAAGTCTTCGCATTTCACGTGAACGCGTTTATCTAAGGTTGCCCAGTCCTCTAGAAGTTTCTTTGTCTTATCCGTACTATTATTTTCGTAAATGAAAACTTGTAGTTCCGGGAGAGATCCAAAAAGAGAATACATAACTTGTTTAAAAACTGGAAACGACTTTTCCAAATTACGCGTGACCGCTCCACAAAAAAGAGTCATCTTGCTTCTTTTTTATGGTTTTATGGTTTTAAGTATCAACGGTATTGATTACGCATTGTTTTGCGATTTTTTCTTTTTGATCTCTTTGTTTTTCTTTTTCCAGCGACTTGTCCAGCGGGCTGTACTTGAATAAAGCGATTGAGTTTGGCTTGTTGATTTCTTATTCTTGCCATAAGATTATTAATATTGTTTAACTCTTGCTTTGCCTTATTTGAATATCTTATTATTGGCGCTACTGGCGCTACTGGCGCTTGTAAAGGCGCTTGTAAAGGCGCTTTTGAAGGCACTGGTAAAGGTGTAGCTTGCCTTTCGTTGAATAATTTTTTACAGTATGATGTATTTATTTCATGAGCGTAAATTATCGTTCCATTTAAACATTTTTCTCCCATTGATTTCAAATATCTGTATGGTTTATGTCTGGGTGGTAAATGACCGTTTGCATTTGGAACGTCAGATCCACAGTTAAACTCAAATACTCTTTTAACATCAGCGTCAGAGGAAAAAATCTTGTATTCTAAAGGATAAGTTTGACTTAAATTATCTAAAAATCCAATTTTGCTTAATTTCGTGTCATTAAGTTTACTATTAACATCATACTCCATCAATGCCCTACCACAAAAAAAAAGTACTATCAAATTAAAAGGAACATTACCAAAGACACCTCTTTCATATAAATTTTCTTTTAATTCCCTTATACCAATATCATCGTAGTTCCATTTTTTTTGGTTGTAGTTATATAAACAGGGTAATGAAATTGTTTCTACATTACCTTCAGCTTTACCATTGTGATATATCTGTAATTTTAATTCAAAATTTGCTTTAGAACCACTTAATGATTCTTGCCAGAATGATTGTGGTACTGGTCTACAAAAATCACCCATACTCTAATATATATTAATTTAATTTACGTGTACAAATGCGCTATACTCTGATCAATCGGCTTCTTCTTCTTTAGGAACAAGTCTACATGCTCCTTCTTGAGAACGAAGGGCAGATTGAAGTTCGGGATGTGAAACGGCAGATCCTTCGTGTTAAACATGCGAAGCATGTTAACCTTCTGTGTAACTTGCTCAATACAGCGCTTCAATTGCCTGACACCCTTCTCATCACCAGCATGCTCCCGGATGATGTGCTCAATGATCTCCTTGCTGATACCGACCTTCTCATTGAGATTGACATCCTTGAGAGCTGAGGGCAGAAGGAAGTTCTCCGTGATCGCCATCTTCTCCTTGGAATTATAGCCCTCCAGCTCAATCACAGTCATACGATCTAGGAGAACCTTATCAATCTTATTCAAGTCGTTACCACTGAAGACAAACATGACCTTGCTCAGATCAATCGGAACGCCAGACAAATACTTATCCTCAAAGTCCTCATTCTGTACAGGATCGGTCAAGTGGATCAGCAGGTTCTGTACCTCCTCGCCCTTCGGGGTCGCACTGATCTTGTCCAGCTCGTCAAACATGAGAACCATGCTCATGCTCTTCGCGGCTACTAGACTATTAACGATCTTACCGCAGTGGCTGCTCTCATAAACCAACTGGTGACCCGTGTAAGTTGTCGCATCTGAATCGCCACCGAGGCTGATAAACTGGAAGGGCCAACCGAGCGCCTTCGCAATTCCATTCTTGATAAGACTTGTCTTTCCAATACCGGGCGGACCAGTGAGCAGAAGGGAGAGACCACGACCTCCGGGGTTCGCAATCTTGGTAGCAATGAACTGTAGAATTTGCATTTTTGCTTCCTCCTGACCATAGATCGCCTCCTCCAGATGCCGACGTGCCTTCTGCATGAAGGCGCCGCATGTCTCCTGACCATCCTCGATCTTGATTGGAATATCCTTGTAAATGCCGAGAGGAATGCTCGTCAGCTTCTCGAGCCAATTACGCAGCTTGAAGAACTCACCACTGCTTCCATCAAGAGTCTGGAGGCTGTGGTACTTACTGAGAACCATAGTATGCGTCTCTGCAGGCAGCTTCATGGAAAGGATCTTGAACATAAGAGACTCCTCGGCTGTCGTAGGCTTTCGCTCCAGGGTATCAAGAATCTGAGTTTGCTTTTCCGAAGTAAGAGCCTTGAACTGATCAATTTGGTCGTCAATCGTGTTTGCCTCGTACGGCTCACTGATGAGCTTTACAAACTTCTTAACCTCCTTTGATTCCTTCTTCATATTGTGACGCTTGGGAATCAAGCGCTCGGCGAAGTCATCGCCACCGAAGCCACCAATGTTGATCTGGAAACCACCCATCTTGAGTTCATCATCTTCATCCTCGTAGTCATCGTCGTCTTCGTCCTCGTCTTCCTCATCTTCAGCATCTTCGTCCTCTTCTGCTTCGCTTGCATCATCCTCATCGTCTTCTTCTTCTTCCTCTTCTTCCTCCTCAACTACCTTCCTCTTCCGATGAACAAGCTTGTTCTTCTTCCGAGGAGTTTCCTCTTCCTCCGATTCATCCTCGCTCTCTTCAACAACCTTCTTCTTGAACTTCTTTAATGACTTCTTTGAAGACTTCTTTTCAGTTAGCTTGGACTTATGCTTATTCTTCTTCTTTACGCTCACCTCTTCATAAGACGATGCATCAGACTCGGAAATATACTCGGACTCGGACTCCTCTGACGCAATGAGTCCACGGATATTTCCCTTGCTGTCTACACTGTCATCATCATCCTGCGCAGCATTACGCTTAACTGACTTCTTTAGAGGTTGCCTGCGACCGGAAGACTTATCGTTCACGTCGCTGGAATCCTTCTTATTATTGCCATTTCCACTAGAGTTTGCGCCGCTCCTAGTTTTTGCCATTCTACTCTTCATATCTGATTTCATTTGAACAAGTATTCCGTAAAAAACTTAGCCACCTCGGCGGGCTCAATTTTACATTTATGAGCGCCTATTGCCTTTGCGATTGCGACGCGTATTGCGTCTGCCACCTTTACGCGACTTACGCGTAAGACCCTTAGACAAGCCCTTAGTCGCCGCATTCATCTCGCTAGTGATACTACGACCTACACGATTGACTCCATTTAACCCCTTGCCAACAACGCCCTTTGCCGCGTTCGTTACCGCGCCAACTGACTTCTTTCCCGCGCGCAACAAATGTGAGAGGGGTGAAAATAAGGTAGAAAATATAGCCATTCTGTTATAAATATAGAATTAAATTTTAAGAATGTCCTGAATATCCATCAAGAGAAAGCGAGATTTGGGAGAAAGGCTCGGATACGTTGCATCTCTGAGATTAATCAGTGTGTCCAGAAGAATCTGATTCTCTGTAAAGATCTTTCGGCGAATTGTAACAAAGAACTGCGAAGATGATATCTTTAGAACACGAGACATACGCAGCATACAATCTACATATTCCTCAATAAGCGCGCGTTTCTCATTAACCTTACCATACTTGTTAATGAGTTCAAAGAGAGATTTGAAAATCATTGTAAGGCTCTCAACCGGGAGGATTTCAAGCGCCGTAAGTTCAGCAAGAAACTGACTATAACCATGCCGATACTTCTTCTCTATGTTTTCCTTCTCAAATGACTCTTTTGTGTCAATAAGCTTTGTAGAATCAATGTCTTCAAAGATTTCCATATAATTACGGAGCAATATCTCCATCTCCACAAAGATGATTGTATATTTTTTGCCAATCTCTGAAAGGAGTTGCGCATAGAGAGGGCAATAGATTTCCTCTGCCGCAGCCTTTGAAAACACCATCATCATAAAATCACGCACGAATTCTCCAACCTTCTCATTCTTATCATCACCGAGAATCTGAAAGAGAAACTCCCGAATTTCATTGTATGTTGATTGCCCAAACTTATTCAGCTTGAGACGAATAATACGATTTAGAATCTTCTCCTCAATATCTGCAGTTGAGTTCTTAAACCGACTTTGGTAGCGGACAGGAGGAAGACGTGGAGTAGGAATACTAGGATTAGCTAAATCCACTGATTTATGAAATGAAGGAGTATTCGTAGGAGGACCTTTGTAGGGCATAGGACCCTGGTTTCTCCTAAACTTATTGTGGTAAGCACCACCATAATTAGTTGGATTGGCACCAGATGCCGCATTAGATGCAGGTCCCGGTGTACCATGCCCACGGCGCCAATCAGGAACCAAAATCGCCGTCAGATCAAGAATTCCCTTCAAATTCTTAATCTTCTCCTGAACACCGGGTTGTGCTGTTCTTGCCTTGTTCCTTAAGCCAAGAACAGCACTTACCAGCGACATCTCCGAAGAACTCATATTTAATGTAACAGACATTTTTTTAGGTTGTTAGTACAAAGCCGATTTGCCCGCGTTTCAAATTTTGTTTTGATTTACCCTCCATATATAAATGCTAGACGATTTGATAAAAGATTCAAGAGCAATTGATCTTATAGAAACACTAGATTTCCAGACAGAATGTGGAAAAAAACAGTTCCTACATGATCTTCATTCACCAATTACATCTGATATAAACATTTTGAAGAAAAAGCAAGAATCAATTCGGTTTCAGCGTTCAACTATGGATATCGCCACAACATTTGACATTGTAAAACAAGCTGAAACAAAACTGAAAGATATTCTTGAACCGAGTTCACTTGATAAAGAATCAGTTGAACAAATTCTTTTTTCTAAATGGAAAGCCATTGAACTCTTTAATACCATTCCGTTCTGTATTTTCTTCGTGAGCATGTGGAAACAGTATGCTATGCCTGTTTTAGCTATTTGTATGCCTCTCCTATTCTTCTTTGGACCGTATATTGCCTTAAGACATGTATACAAACTACCGATTTCTTTTTCAGAGTATCTGACCATTTTCTTTAAAACACTCGGTATTGACGGAAAAATAGAATTCAAACAAATTATTCAGTTGACTGTTACAGCCATTTCAGTCGGTCAATCCATGTATCAACCTGTCCAAAATGCGTTTCATATTAGAAAGATAGATGGTGATCTTCAAGAAAAAGGTAGAGCTATTCTTCAAATCAGAGACGTTCTAGAAACATTGTACCCTGGGCAATCGGAGAAAAATCCTCTATCAGATCTTGATGAGAAAGATATCTTGCGATCGTTTGCAGAATGCTGGGATCTTCCTTTCCGCTTGAAGATTGCCTTCCAAAATATTGGGGAAAAAGAAGTACTCTTTCGTTTAGCCAACTGTGAAGAACTCCGCCTAGTCTCTTGGAATACGAAAGGAACTGTCCTTTTCAAAGAAGCGAAAAATCCCTTTCAAAAAGATACCGTTCCCTTTTCCGTTTTTCTTAAGGACGGGAAGCAGCATTGTATTTTAACTGGACCAAACGGCGGAGGTAAATCATCCTTCATGCGCAGTCTCTTGCTAAATATGTTCCTGGCGCAAAAATTTGGTCTCTTTTTTGGCACGGTCAATTCAAAGGCATCTATCGATCCCTTTGATTGGATTGCGAGTGGTTTACGTTTAGAAGATACACCTGGTATCTTATCACTGTTTGAAAGAGAAGTACAATTTGCTGCAGAGACACTACAAAGAAAAGGTAGGGGATTTCTGATTTTTGATGAGCTGTTTCATAGCACGAATCCTCCCGATGGCGAGAGAACAGCAGAAATATTTCTCAAATCAGTGTGGGCAAAGAAGAATCTTACAAGCATCATAAGTACGCACGTGTTTTCTCTTGCTGATAAAGCCCCGATGAATGTACTCAGGCTTTGTACACCTGCAAAAAGATTAGACGACGGTACACTCCATTTTGAGTATAGTCTTCATGAGGGAATTTGTAAAGTCAGTAGTGTAGATTTAGTTTTTAAGAAATGCGGATTCCCCAGTTCCCGGAAAACCTAAGTTGGAAGGAGAATGGCTACAATCAGTGATACATTGACTATGGGAATTGTGCTCTCAGTTATCCTCGGCTCTCTATTTTTCTATTTGTACACACGTCTATTACAGGTAGAGAAGAGAATAAGTTTGACTGAAAATATTTTGTTGGATTTGAAGATGGCGACGGAAAATACACTTTTAATGATGGGTTCTGGTTCTGGCAATCGATTTGTGGGTGGTAGTGAAGATAATCAGACAGAGCATGTTGAGGCGACGACTGATGCGCAGCCGCTACAGGAGCAGGAGGTTGAGGAGCTGAAGGAGGAGGATTTCTACAAGTCCGTTCTACAGAATGCGTCAGTTGAACCTACGGCGACCGTCGAAACCAAGCAAAGTGTAAAGATGGATGCAAACTACGAGGCTTTAACAAAGAAGGAGCTACAGGAGGCTCTGAAGCAGCGCGGCTTGACTCTTCCGAAGGGCGCGGGACGCAAGGAGATGATTGATACACTTAAGAAGAATCCTTTGCAGGCGCCATTAGAAGAGGAGGTCAAGGCTGGCAGCGAGTCCACTCTTTCCGCGATGGATGGCGCTGAACTTATTGAGTAAGAATATTCTACGGATATGGTAAATGGACAGCAAGTTCTTTCGGAAAACAACAGACCCCAATTATTACGCCCAGAATATTGTTCAGGAGCCGAGACAGCAACCAGCAGGACGTCCATCTCTTCCTACAGCAGATACTCGGTTTCCAGGATATGCTTCAACGGCAAGTGACGGTCGTCTAGTCACAGACTATAGACCAAGATGTAGTCAAAATGTTAAGGCTGGGTCACAGTATGCCACTAAGGAATGGCTAATCCACAATACTGATTCAATTATTGATATTTCAAGAGAGAGACAAGCGACATATACGGGCGCCATCTATGGATTTGATAAAACTGTAGTTCCTCTTATGGAAGGTGCAGTTCAATGCTATCCGATGGGCTGTGAATATTTGGATGGCGACAAAAACGGTGTGGGCATTGAGCGGTTGGACAAAGCTCCTGAGCTGTTTGGCACATTTAGTTACCAGGGCTTTCTTAGAGCGCCAAAAGCCAAGACAGAGTTAACAACACGCTTTGAAGGTGGTCGCAATTCAATGAGAGGACAGACATTTAGACCGTTAGGTAATAGGTCTATTGCGAGCTCTGTGTAAATTCTAAACAATATGTAAATGGATTCTGTGGCACGAAAACTTCGTATTCATGCTTCAGCAAAGAATAGTAGAAACAAAAATAGAAACAAAAACCGAAACCGAAATCAAAGCACGCGGAAAACACCACGCGCTCCTCCACCGTCTCCTGCCACGTCAAAACCCCCTAGAGTGCCAGTACCGAAAACACCAAGGACCGTCCAGGCTGAACAAATTGCTAGACGTCTTCCCAATAAGAAAACAATGGTATTACAAGCCAGTTCAAATAACAATAATAATAACAATAGTGTAAATATGTCTCAAGAAGAGTTCTGGGACCTTTTAGAAAAAGAGATCGGAACCTCAATCTAAATACGTCACTGTATATAAACTAGATGCCCGAATTAACAATCTTATCATTTGATATTGGAATAAAAAATCTGGCGTGGTGTCTTATGAAACGCAATACAGATATAAGTGGATCCCAATATCAAATCCTCGGCTGGGAAAATGTAAATATCTTGAGTGATGGTACTCCTGCTGCTAAAGTCACATGCCATAAGTGCTCAGCAAAGGCGACACACTCAAGTGGTGAGACATTATCGTGTGGTCGTCACTGTCCCACAGAGAAACCCGCCCTAAGGGATCTCAGTGGAAATGCATTCAAGAAGATCCCTGCGCTCAAAGACCTAAAGCTTCTTTTTGCGCAACGTGGTCTTACTAATCCGAAGTCGAAGGACGATGCCACGAAACGACTTGCTACTGTGTTTTCACTGCCTATCGAAGTCAAGAAGGTTAAGAAAGCCGTCGATACCGAACTCTCGGTTCTCCACGACGGAATACGAAAACTGGTTTTGGAGAAGAAGGCGTTCTTTGCACAAGCGAACGCTATACATTTGGAGAATCAGCCAGTCTTGAAAAATCCTACAATGAAGTCTGTACAGATGTTGCTGTTTGCGACACTGCGGGATCTTTTGCAACCTACGTTGCCTGGACAACAGTGTCCTCAACTTAGACTCATACACGCAGGCATGAAAGTTAAGGGTGTACAAGCGGGTGATGCCGGCTACAAAGAGAGAAAGCAGGGGTCCGAGTTTGCCGCAAAGCAGCTCCTTGGAGGAACCACAGTCAAGGACGCCGCCACATGGAAAACATTTCTCGAGAAACATACAAAACAGAACGACTTAACAGACGCATTTTGTATGTGTATTAATGCTTTAACATAAAGAACTCGTTTATATATTTATAAGTACAGAATGGATAAATGGAATAGCTGGTATAAGGATTTAAAAAAAGAAGATATTGGTTCGTTTCGTTATAGTGATACAGTTACTTATCAATTAGGATATGATTTTTTAAAGGATTGTAGTAATATTGAGGATTGGGGTTGCGGAACAGGTGGATTTAAACGTTTTTTTACTAATGAAAATGCCAACAAATATATTGGTATAGATGGTTCAATAACACCATTCTCAGATATTAAAGCAGATTTGACTCAATATACTTCAAAAGTTGAAGGGATATTTATGAGGCATATATTAGAACATAATTATGAATGGAAAAATATATTAAATAATGCATGTAAATCATTTAATAAAAAGATGTGTTTAGTTTTATTCACACCTTTTAGCGAGAATGAGACAAAAGAAATAGCGCATAATTTACAACATGGAGTCGATGTTCCTGATTTATCATTTAATAAAAATGAATTAATTAAGATCTTTACATCGTATAATATAAAATACAAATTAGAATCTGTAAACACACTTACAGGTTATAACATTGAACATATTTTTTACTTAGAAAAAAAACTGGATTTAGCATTTTATACATGTTTTTATGGCAGTGATACAAACAATTCATTTCTAATACCAGAATTACCTTCATTAAAGTATAATTGTTATTACTATACAAATAATCATTTGATGATGGTAAAATTAAAAGATACAAAATGGATCGCTATTTACGATAAAAAGCCTACAACTGATGATGTTATTGAAAGTTGTATGACAGGGAAACATATTAAATTATTACCCAACGAATATAAAGAATTACAGAATTATTCATATTTATGTTTTTTAGATAGTAAAATAGAAGAAATTAATGAAACATTTGTAGAAGACTATATTAAAAAATATTTTATAGAGCAAAACTATGCTCTTTTATTACGAAAGCATATCTTTTTAAAAGGTGATAATATAAATGTTTGGGATGAATATAGTTTAAGCATGTGGCAAGAAAGATATAAATTAGAAAGTGAAAAATATATAAACTATATAAATAATCAAACATATAAAGGATTATCTATTATAACAGACTATCATTGTCAGTGTGGATTTTTAATAAGAAATATGAAGCATGAAAAAATAAAAGAAATTAATACTACATGGTATCAACATATACAAGAATGTGGCATTCAAGACCAAATATCATTTTTCTTTGTAAAACAGCTGTTTAATGATTATATCTATTCATTCAGTGAAATTCCATTTAAAGTTTAACATAAGCGTAAATCGGATTTAAAATAACGGTCAATCTTGCCTACAAAGTCCGCGTTCAGTAAACAGAGGTGGCTAATTTCATACTCGTGTTGTTCAGGAATTTTACGCTTCTCTATAAAATCAGTTACAGTTGTGGGGAAAGAATCATACAATGGGCTCCGATATCCTTTTTTTTCTAAAAAAAGGGATATCTGAAATAAACTTGACACATTCATGAAAAATACAACGTAATCGCCATTTTGCTTAAAATCAAATGGACTTAACTGTTCTTCCAGTGCACTAATATCATTGGTGTCCGGATTAACTTGAAATATTTCTTCTACAGTTTCTCGAATTGCCGTCTCGATTGATGTCTCGAATCCTCGTCGTTTCCCGCCAAACCCGCTCCACGAGTCTATTGACGGATTCCATCCACTAAGGAATTTAGTGTCATCTTGAAATAATATACCCGCCGCGCTAAAACTCATCCGCCTTCTTTGTCCGAGGACTTTAGAAAATGCCAAAAGCCGCAATACAAATTTCCGGAGAATTTCGTTGTCTTCATCTTATGAAGGATTATTATGAACAAAATATTTTACAAGATCTAGAACGGCGAGGCTATGCCGTTGATGTCTTTGTACATTGTTGGAAGCGTGATGAAACGTCGCTGGGTACATATCCATTCGAAGGACGCGGCGACTGGCATAAGACAATGGCAGTCTTTTCAAATGCCGATGGCGTAAATTTGTTTAAACCGACGTCCTACCTATTTCAAGAACCAGATGAAGTCTCCGTATTGAAAGATAAAAATAGATTTGTACATATGTATTATTCCATTTTCATGGCAAATCATTTACGAAAGATATATGAAATGAAAACTAACAGCAAATATGATCTCGTGATTCGCTATAGAACCGACTGTATTGTAAATGAACCACTCTTGAAACATTTACCGGCTGAGGCGTCGTTTCTAGTGATTCCTAGATCAACTAAAACCACTAATTGCGATGGACCGTGGAATGATGGTGACGATAAGCATGTCTGCGACTGGCTCGCATACGGAACACCCGATTGTATGAATACGTACTGTGATACATTTATAGGATGGGTATCTGAGAATGAAACACCTGAAGGTGAGGCGTGCCTTGCTATTTATTTATCACGTAAGAATCAAAAAATCATACGCTCCGACTTATCCTTTTTCATCATTGAAGGAAATGGTCAAATACGGGGTATTCTGCGTAATAGTACTATTTAAAAGAACTGTGAAAAGACAAGCGAAGAAGAGAAATGTCTGGGCGCGGTGTAACGATTCAGGAAATGGAAGATGTTTCACGGACATTTGGTGGTCCAGATTTCAACCTAAGCGGCGATGTAGGTAATGTTATAGATATAACGGATAACTCCGACATTCTTGGTTTAAATATGTTAGCGAACCAGTCAAAAATTTCAATTGGTCCTCGGGAAATTTCATCATCATCGTCATACAGTGCACCGCAGCAGGTTCAGGTGCCGATGGATTCACAGCAAATGTCTGAAATTGAATTGTCGCCCTTGGAAAATCTCGACACGATCACGCTAAATATGGACCCTAGCACCATGGGTGCTAATATACAGATAAATAAGGAACAGGGTATTTACAGCAATTCACAGAGTGCATCGGGTCCTGGTATCAGCTTGACGCCGGCGCAGGTTCACAGGAACCCCGAGGAGGAGAAAAAGGAGAAGATCGAATACTTGAATAAGCTCCAGCGCCTGGAGCAAAAGGGATTTCCTGTTTCGAAGCGATTCACAATGGACAATAATCTGGATGAGATCAAGCAGGAATTCAATCGCCTTGTAGATGCGCGCAACCTGGAGGGCTCTCTCCGTTTTCAAAGACAGGCGCTCATGGGCGTCGTGACGGGTATGGAGTGGATGAACAATCGGTTTGACCCCTTTGACCTCAACCTCGAGGGCTGGTCCGAGTCTGTACACGAGAACGTAGAGGATTTCGATGAGATCTTTGAGGAGCTCTATGATAAGTATAAGGATAGAGGAAAGATGCCGGCGGAAGCGCGCCTCGTCTTTGCGCTCGCCGGCTCAGGCTTCATGTGCCACGTTAGCAACACCTTCATGCGTCAGCGTCTTGGACAGGGCATGGACAATGTCTTGAAGAATAATCCGGATCTTGCGCGCCAGTTTGCGGCGGCAGCAGCGGCGGAGGCTGGCTCTGGTTTCGGTAACTTCATGGGCATGGCGATGGGTCAGCAGCAACAGCAGCCGCCTGGACCTGGCTTAGCCCCGCAACCGATGCAGCAACAGGGTCCGACCGGCGCCTTCTTCGGTAGCTCCAAGCAGCAAGGCGCAGCGACACCGCAGCCTCTAACACCGCAGAACATCGCGTCCGTTGAGCCGCCGCGCACAGCCAGGCGAGAGATGCGCGGACCGAGTGGCGTGGATGATATCTTGAAGACATTCGAAGAGGTGCGCCGCGCCGAGGCGGTCGGCAACTTCGAGCCTCCCCCTATGTCAATGGGTGCGCCGCCCGCCATGAATCAGCCAGCAGTCCAGATCGTGGCTGAGATGGAGAGTGTACACAGCGGTGATCTCGGCAGCACAACGGAATCAAGTAGAGGTGGCGGTCGTGGTCGCAGACGCAGACAACCTGTCGGCAATACAATCACTTTACAGGGTTTGTAAAAATAAGTTTAATAAATAGGTAGTGAATGAGTAAGAATAATTCGGTAAATATAATAAAATCTCCAATTGCTGTCTTCACATTTGGACGTTTTCAACCCCCGACAAGTGGTCATAAAGTACTAATTGATGCTGTTTCAAGAATTGCTAGGGAAAATAGTGGAGATGGATATATTTTCGTTTCAAGTAAACAAAATTACGCTGGACATAAAAATGTACAAGCAATTACGAGAAATATGAAAAAAGCGGGAAATTTTACATCTACGGGAAATAATGAAAATCCGCTTACAGTTGATGTAAAGATGACATATTTGAATAAAATGTACCCCAGTGAAGAAAGAGATATTCGTTTTATCAATACAACCAAGGGCGACTGTAGAACAGTTCCTTCTGTCTTTCAAAAACTGTTTGATGCTGGATATACAAAAGTAATTATGGTCGTTGGAAGTGATCGCGTGGAAAGTTTCGGCAAATCATTTAGCCGAGCCAACGATTCAGTAACAGTTGTTTCTGCAGGCGAACGAAATCTTGAAAACGAGTCATCGAATGATCCGAGCAAAATGTCTGGCACAAAAATGCGAAAAGCTGCGCTCAGAGGAGATGTTGATTTTTTTGGAAAGGGTGTGAAGATAGGCTCGATGACAGATAGAGATGTTATTGATCTTATGAATTTAGTCCGTGCTGGGCT